CCATAGTTGTCAGGCTTTGCCTCACCGTTTCGCGCAATGTTGGTTTGCCCTTTCAGGCTGTTGTTCGGGGAGGTCTTTGCGTTGCTGCTTGTCGCCACGCCCGCGCTTGGCTGGCCGAGCAATGACGTCAGGATTTTTTGAACAAACTTTATCGGAGCGAAAATCGGGCTTAGCACTTTACCGATGGTGCCGCTTTTCGGCTGGTCGTAGACGCTGATAATGTCGCCATCGTTGAGCGGGAAATTCAACTCATCATCAGGCTGCAGCTTTACGCCATTACGCAGAATTTCAACATCACAGTGGAGGTTGGCCGATTTAAGCCAGGGATAGAACATGCTGCCGGCGGGAAGATTATGCCGTTCTTTCGGCAACCCCGGCACGCGCTGAACTTCGATCAACGGCATAGTCGTAAAACTCCAATTTGGTGAAAACTCGCTCCAGCGTCCGCAGCTTGTCAAAGCGCACATGCCCCGCTTCGCCACGGCTATGGAATGCTTGCCCATCAATGACCAAACCAACGTGGGCTGGCTGACCGCCGTAATACGCGATAAAAATGCTACCGTCGGCCGCTTTCTCGGCCTGATGCCAGAACACAACATCACCGGAAAAACACGTCAGGAAGTCGCTGCCGGCTTCGTAGTCCGGCGTTTGGTGTATCTCTATGCCGAGCACATGCCGGTAATACAAAGTGACCAATCCCCAACAGTCTGCAGATTGAAAACTGCAACTCCTGTTTTCCCAGGGAACTCCCGTCATCGTTATAACGAATTGCTCTTTTGTCATCATTCGCCATGCCTTTCAGTGAATGTCGGGTTGGATTGAATAGCCATCCTTCTTGCGGAGCATGCGTCGTCAAAACTGTCAAAATAACCAAGCGTAGATCCACATAATTTTGCAACCCACTTGCCGGTAGATTTTTTCAGAAACACGCCAGTAACGCCTGACTTATTATTTCGCTGCTTACTCTTATTCCTTTGATTCAAAGAAGCAGTTGAAGCTCTCAAGTTTTCAATACTATTGTTTCTTCTATTCCCGTCTATATGGTCAATTTGCATTCCATCGGGTATGCAGCCGTTGTGAATCTCATAAATTATCCTGTGTGCCAGATAAAACTTTCCATCTAACATCACCCTGATATAACCCTTGCTATCCACGCTTTTAACTTCATCACCTAACTTTACTGGCCCCCTTCTACTTATCTTCCAAAAAAGAGTCCCATTTCTATATTCGAAGAAATCATTCCATTTATGCATTGGCGAGTCCTGGGAATTCAGTGGTGTTGTAGAGAAAGCCGATGTTGTTGTTTAGCGGGTTCTGTAGCGTGAGCGAGCACGTTACGTCTGCCTCATCAAGAGAGGCGTCTTTCACATATAGCGTCCACGACTTCAGCGGCGTGTTCATGTCCGCCGCATCGAAACGCTGATACGTGGCGGAGATCGGCGTTATGCGTGAATGCGCGCGCCACAACTTCAACTGCTGCTTGAAGTCCTGTGCCAGGCGCCCGAATTTCACCGTTGAGTTGATCACCGGCGTACTGCTCTGCTGGCTCTCTGCGACCTCCATTCGACACGGCGAAAACATCTGTCCGGCGAACGTCTTTGGGTATATCTGGTTTGCCACCAGCCGGAGAACGCCAAATGACGGATGGCTAAACGTCATCGTGTCGTAGATGATCCGGTTAGGCCGCTGTGACTGAAACTCTCGTAATGTAGGCATTCAATACTCCGGCATGTCGCGGTTGACCACTTCATCAATAATCCCCCACTGATACGGCGGCAACTCAACAATGACGTCTGAGAACTCGTCATCCGGGTTGTAGACCTTCCGGGTGATTACGCTCGCCGTCCACGTCGTCGTGTTGCCATTGATGCTCGTTTGAACCGGCGGCGCCACGAAATGCAGTTCCTGCAGTTGCAGGCCAGAGCCACCCAGATTGCACAGCATCGTGAACCACTGATTGCCGTTATCCAGGTAACGAGGACTGCGATACCACTGCTCGAATGCCCGATCCTCTTGCAGCGTGAAAATCCACGTCAGCGACCAGGTGGTTTTGAGGTCATCGGTCAGGCGCTGGAATATCGGCGCGCCCACTGCCGGCTGATCGGTGCGGAACCCGGCATCAATCGTGCGGCTCTTGTTGGCCTTCTGGGGAAGTGATAGCCAGTCGGGATAGGGTATTGCCACGGTTTTCTCCCGGTAATAAAAAACCCGCCGAAGCGGGTTGTTGTCACAGTGGTTTAATCACCTCAGCCCGTATCTTTAGAGCCATCATCTGTCCGGCGAAAAATACGTTAAACTCTTGCCTTGGCGTAGGTGGGATGTCAAATTTATCCAGAATCGCCGAGTGAACTTCCTCTGCTGATTTGAAGATTGCTCGCAACCTATCTTTCACATCAGTTTCAGTGAACGACGCTTTATATATATTGTGAGCAAATTCATTTCTCATTTTTCTGAATTTGTTTAATAACTCCCTGATACCATCGTTTATAACCCCCAACCTATAGGCCATTTCAATTTTTGCTCCAAAAGTTGAAAGCGGAGCTCCCTCACTGCCAAATAGAGGATCTTTATTGGTAACTGACGGTAATAGACGCTTTGAGATTATCTCTTGGAGCGCCTCTTCAAAAAGGCCAGAGGCAATAAGTACTGCACCTCTGTCACTTTCTTCTTCAAGCATTTTGTAGTATCTAGCAAACAAATCAGAGCCAAAACCATTCCCCATTAGCTCATTGAATTTTTCGTCCATTATTTCCCTCTGCTGTTATCTCGCTGCAACCAGTCAATCCATAGCTCACCTATTCTACTATGAATCGGTCGCCTTTCTTGGTGCGTGATGATTGCGGGTGAAAGCTTGGTCTATCGGGCCGCCATTGTTAATGTCAGCAATGATGGTTTCTATCGTCAATGACCCATCGGGATTCTGCGTGGTCTGTGAATCAACCATCGCGCTACTGTAGTTCTGAATGTTGTTGTAAACGACGATCCCACCACCGCCTTGCATGTCCTTGTTGCTGATCACTTTGCCACCCTCGCCGGGCAGCAGATAGTTCTTGCCTGTACTGGATTGATATAACTCAGGCTTACCGCCTTCACCAAATCGGTAGAGCCCATTGGATGCAACCGGGCCTCCGCTCTTCCTGGCTCCAGAAACGTAGCTCTGCCAGTTCGTCCCCATCCCCATAGCGCCAGTTCCCGCACCCGCACCAACGCTTCCGACGGATGATGATATTGAGCCGAAACTTGGTATAGCGCCAAGACCGCCCATAAATGAGCCGAGAATAGTTCTCACGAGTAACGCCTGAACGGCCATCTGAATCAACTGCTGGAGCACGGCATTGAGAGCGCCAGCTGCCAAGTTACGCATCGCATCACCAGCTGATTGAGTCCCGGAAATGATGCCTGACAGAGCGCTTGCGGTTCCCGAACTCAGTGAGTCAATAGCCGTACCCATCAGGCCATTTACCTGGTCTTGGCTCTTCCAGAGGTTCCATATGGCATCGAATCGCGCTTGCTCATAGGTGGTGTCCTGAGCATTTTTAAGTGCGATAGCTTGTCCGTGCTGGAGAATACCAGCCGTCTCAAACTGCTGAATCAACGCCAGCTTCTGCGCATTCTCATTGGCAAGCTGCTGCACTGGGTCAACCATCCCGGCAGCTTGCTGTTGAGGACTTACCACGGCTTCAGCCCGGATTTTTGCCAAGTTAACCTGATGCTGCTGCTCCAGTTGCTCAGCCGTAGTGTTGAACTGCTCCTGGCTGATTTTCTTAGCCGCCAACGCCGTGTTTAAATCCTTCACATCCTGCGCGTAGCTGGCGTTTTCTTTGGATTCTGGGAGTAGCTTCTCTGCGGCCGCCTGCGCCTTGATAGCGTTGGCCGTGTCCCACCTTTTGGCAGCGTAAGCACCAGCCTCAGCGATCTGAGCCTGTGTAGCTCCTTTCCCCAGTGATTGCTGTGCGGTCAGGATCGCCTGCTCTCGGCTAAGCTCACTTGTTGAGTCCGCCGCAAGTTCGGACTGCTGTTTCAGGTTTGCCAACTTCTGGGCAACGCTTTCCGCCTGGCTGGCTGATTTCTTGCCCTCCGCTATTCCTTCCTTTGTTGCTTTGTTGCTTTCCTTGATGGCTTGGCTTTTATCGTACTCAACCCCGGCTCTTTCTCGAGCCAGGATAACATCCTGCTCTAATCGCTCTTGGCTAGCAGCATCAGCGCTATCATTTCCTGCCAGATTTCTAATATCCTGCTCTGCCTTGAGCTGAGCCCTTTTGCGCTCGTTAAGTTCGCTTTGCAATTCAATTTGCTGCTGTTGCTTATCTAGATAGTCCTGAATATTTTTAGGTCTATCTACGATTAGGCTTTGGGAGTTGAATTTCTCCTTAGCTCTGCTGGCGAAGTTAATAGCATTGCCAAGATGATTCATCATGTCCGCAGCTATTCCAGTTTGCTCACTGTCACGCCGCAATAAATCAATGCCCTCCCTTCTAGTACCATTTAACTGCGATTGAAGTAAATTGAGAGCGCTTTTAGTCCTAGAGTTTTTACGCTCCATTTCTTCTAACTTTTCAGTTTCTAAAGTCAGTTCTTCTTGAGTATCTCGTAAGTTTCGAACAGACCTTTCAGATTCACCATAAATCTTTATCGATACTTTATAGTCATTTACACGTTTGGTCAGTGCTTCAACCTTAGCCTCTTGATCATCTATCGCGTCAGATTGCCCCCTAATAGCTCTGGCAGTATTAACGATCTCCGCTTCAAGTTGTGTTTGGCTCATTTTCTGCATTTTACCAATCAGCCCATCAAGCTTATCAGCAAAATCCATCGACTCTTGTTTCGCCTTTTGAGCACTTTGGTAAAAATAGTAGATGGCAGAACCTGCCAGCATTGCCGCTCCGGCAGGCCCTCCAAGTAAAGCCAGGCCATTTCTTAGCAGCCCAGCACCAAGGCTAGCGTTCCTAGCTGCTGTATTTGCAGTCGCTTGAGCTGAAGCATTAGCCACCAATGCCCTGTTATAATTTTCTGTCGCAGTGGCCGCGCCAACTCTCGCAGCAGATAACCTCCCCTCTGCAGCAGAAAGGGCATCAGCAGTTAGGGCGGAATTACGCATCAGTTGAGCAATTCGAACCTCGTCTAGCGCCTGCACTTTAGCTGCTTCAGCAACACGCAACTTTGATGCCGCCTGTAACGCACTTGCCTTGGCATCATCTGCTGCTGCTAAAATTGCTTGCCTAGTAACCGCCAACTCCTTCACCTTAGCGGCCGTTGCCATAGTTAGTGCGCCAACATACCGGCTTCCCATAACCGCGGCAGCCAGTGTTAAAGCAATGCTAAGAGCGTCTATATTCTCACTTGCGGCTACTATAGCGCTGGAAAATACAGATACCCCGGATTGAACCGCAGAGCTTTCACCAAAGAACTTCTGCAAATTGTTACCTGCGACTTGCAAAGACTGACTCATTGTTTGAGTTGTTTTTCCAAACTCTTTGGCAATCACATCACCTTGGCTCAGCAACCCTTTCACAACAACATCGGTAGTCAGCTTACCTTCTGCCGCCATGGCGCGGAGCTGACCAACCGTTACGCCTAGTGAGTCAGCCAGTGCCACGGCTAAGCGGGAGCCGTTCTCTGAGATTGAGTTGAACTCTTCACCGCGCAGCACGCCGGAGGCGAGCGCCTGAGACAACTGGATCATGGTTGAGCTGGCTTCCTCTGCCGTTGCACCAGAAACCACCAGCCCCTTGTTAATTGTCGTTGTAAGTTTTGCGAGGTCTTCGGTACTGGTTCCTGCGCTGCGCGTTGCGCGCTCAAGTCGACCATAAAGCGTTGCTGTGGCCTCAAGCCCGGAACGCGTCTCTTGGGATATGTTAAAAACCCGCTGTGTTACATCCGCCAACTGTTGGGTTGGTCTTACGGCGTTTACCAGCTTGTTGTTCACATCTACCCAAGCGTTGGCATACTGTGCCACTTGCTGGACGGATAGAGCGGCGGACAGGCTGACAGCAACGCGCGATAAAGACGAGAAGGCTTTTTCTGTGGCTCCTACTGCTTTCCCTGTAGAGTTGAAGCGTCCTTCCATTTCATCAAGCCGGGCATTTACTTGCCGCTGACCAACCAACAAGCCCTGTACATCCATCTCAACCTGATAAAGGATGTTTCCTTCTCGCGTCTCATTAGCCATTTACCGTTCTCCGAGTATAAAAAAACCCCGCCGGAGCGAGGTTTATTAAATAGCAACAATATTTTTACAAAACAACTAATTAAGCTTAAAGAGCATCCTTTATAGCATCGGATGAAAAAAGAACATTCGTCTCTTTTTCGTCATAATAAACTAGAGCGTTATTGGTTCCTTTTCTAAATACGGCGTATTTCACTCCTGGGCAAGATTTTGTTCTCGAGCATACGTAAACACTAGCATTGACAGAAGGTTCATTAATAACATCACTTTCTGTTGCAATTGCATCACCTAGCTTACCTTTCACAAATGAAACAATCCCAGCGTAACGAGAACCGTTGCTGTCATGAATATTTGCCGAAATACTTACTATTGATCCGTCAGACGCTTGCAAAGAATAGCTCGCCTCACTTCCAGCATCAGGTGATGGCACTGAGGATAGCTCGGCATATATAAGGTGCTTGTCAGATGGTATTACATCAACTTTTTTTATTAACCCATCCTTTTTTACATCTTCTATGTTGCCGCCTAGTTTAATGCCAAAAACATCCAGATTAGAATCACACCCGCCAAGCAAGCCAAGAAGCGCAACCAGCATTATTTTTTTCACACCCATACCCCCACAAGTAACAAGTTGTCACATGTTAGCAAAGGGTTGTCGTAAGATCAGCGATTCACCTTAAACTTTTCTAGCGCCGCTAATATCTCGTCCACCTTACGCTCTGTTTCGACAACTTTTTTCAGGGTGTCAATCTGAGACTTAAGTACCAGGGAGTCGCCTTCATTCAGGATAATCTCTGTTCCTTCATCCCCTTCAGTTACCTCGCCAAACGCTCTTCTACAGGCAAACTCTATGGCCGCAACAATCTCAGCATTAACAGATCTCTTGTTCTGCGCCGCCAACGCATGAAGCCTATCTTTCAGCTCCTGGGGCAGTCTAACGTTTACTTTTGGTTCATCTCTAGCCATCGGCTCACCTCCAAAATCATCGTTGACATGGTGGCACTGTGGGTCTACATTATCAATGGTTCCACCGTGCCACCAAGGAGAGTAAATGAAACAAGAATGGCAGTTGAAGGCAAGATTCCCAATGCAGATGCGGGACGACCTTTATTCAATAGCAAAACTCAATGATCGCTCTATCAATTACTTAATAGTCAAAGCAGTAGCCGAATTTATCGCCAGAAACAGCGAAGCCCCAACTGCGGGAACAGTCAGGGCTTCTAATTTGTCAGCAACCTTGTGAGAAACCGACATGAACAGTATATCAATTCTTGAAGCAGTTAACACTTCGTCTGTCCAGTTCCATGGACAACCGATCATCACTGCTATGGCCGCCGGAGTGGCCTATGTGGCGATGAAACAGGTTGTAGAAAATATCGGGATCGATTGGGCTGCTCAGTTTGTTAAGCTGAGAAACCAAAAGGATAAATTCAACTGTTGTGATATCCCAATGGTTGCTGCGGATGGCAAGATTCGCAATCTGCTCTGCATCCCACTGAAGAAGCTCAACGGCTGGCTGTTCAGCATCAACCCGTCAAAGGTGCGCGCCGACATCCGCGACAAGCTGATCGCCTATCAGGAAGAATGCTTCACCGTTCTGCACGACTACTGGACGAAAGGCGCCGCCGTTCGGAAGTCAGGAACAACTGTCGATGAGAGAACGCCACTGCGCGATGCAGTAAACATGCTCGTCAGCAAGAAGCACCTGATGTACCCGGAAGCTTACTCCATCATACACCAGCGTTTCGCTGTAGAGAGCATAGAGGACTTAACACCAGAGCAGATCCCGCAGGCTATCGAGTACGTTCATCGCATAGTGCTGGATGGCGAATACATCGAAAACCAACCAGAGCTCTCGCTGCCAACACCGCAGTTCTCAGAAGAGGAAATTCTGAGACTATGCCGAATGTGGGTATGGGCCAACAGAGCGAGAAAGATGTGCAAGCTGATTTATCCGTCGCTGCGCAACATGGAATCGCGCTTGGCCGGAAATTTCTACGACCTCGGCTTTGAGACTTACTGGATACTCAACGAAAGCCGGAAGATTCTCTACAGAGAAGCCTCCAACGTCGCGAGCGAAACCTATAGATGCGTCTCCCATGAAAATAGAGACACCCTGTTATCCAAGCTCTCTCAGGACATATAACCATGTACGGCGCAAGGACGCGCCGCATATCCCTATCCCCATCAATCAAAGATGACCCGATCTTAGCAGAGAGCATGAAGTAGGCAACGAAAAAGCGAAAATTGCGGCGCATGAAGTCTTCGGTTAAACGCGCTAAGCTACTCCCACAGCTACTCATCAACCCGGAGAACAACAATGACAGTAAGTGCTGAAGATTTACGAAATGGCTGCCAATGGCTCGCCAGAGAGCTAACACGACTGGAGCAGCTAAACAGACCTTTAAGTTTCAAAGACTTTTACAAGTGGTCAGAAGATGGGATGTTTATAAAAACCATTTTCAAAGAATACGGTCACTTTATGAAAGGCGTCCAGATACTCGATCCAGACTATGAGCGTCATAACAAGAATTTGTTGGTGTTTATGGAGGATGCGCTTGCCCGTCATGCTAACGTTATCACTAATGACACCTATGGTGTGGTGGATAACGCCTACCTTCTTGCTATAAACGTGATTTTTGCCATATCGCGTGAAGCCGACGATTTTTGAGTAGAAAGCCCATGCAATTGGGGGTTAGCCAGCTCGCTTGAAACATCTAATGATCAGGTTGGGTTGGTTAACCTTATAGGGGTATCGTTATAAATGGCAAGCAATTCGCTTCTTCCCATAATGATCTTTTGCCCTATCTCCGTTGCCATTTCTTCAAATCTTCTGCCAACTGCATCAATAAAGTGATAACGCATCTCAATTAACAGCTGAACATCACAAATGATGGGTTTAAACTCTTGCTCCCATCCTCGTGGATTAGGCAAGCAGTTATAATAAAAAAAGTAAATTTCCTCTGCCTTCAAAAAATCAGTATTTGCACCGCCGCCACGTGTTAAGTCGCGCATAACTTGTTCATGATCGAAATCATCACCGTTAAAATTCTCAGCATAAGCCCCACTATAAAGCACCTTCACTCTACCCATTGAGTACTCTCTTACATCCTCTATTGCAGTGAGTGACGTCCGATAAGAGCTCAAGGCATATCCATAATGTCCTTTGGTATGCGAAGGAACCTGAACAACTATGTCTCTTGGCGACCAACCCAAGCTGTTAGCGCACAACCAGTGCCCTGCCTCATGTTTGGCAATACTGTATGTTGCAGCTTTGAAATCATAATGTTCCAATTCATTGCTCCTGATGTATGCATCTACCGCAAAATAGCATATGCCATCATTCAAGAGTGGTCACTTCATTTGGCTTTATAACTTTTGATTGGGAACAGGAATCAAAACGCTCTTTAACAGCTTCATCATCTAGATCAAGCGGCGTCAGATCATCAATATAAGAATGGTCATCAGGCACTTCTTCGCGTGGAGTTACGCTGCAATGATGGATGCTTGCCATAGAACGAACCCTTATCATTTTTTCATCATCGCCTGCCAGCGCTTCTCATCTTCGTCCATCACCTGATCGTACTCTTCGCGCGTGAAGCCTTTCTGCTCTGGGTACTTTGCCGCCAGCAGCAGCTGAAACTCAGTCATCGAAAGGCGCTCTGCTTCGGCGCGAGGCATGTTGAAGTGATTCCGTGCTGCGCTGATGTACTCCAAGGCGTTGAACTCGTTCACGTAGCTGTTCGACTCGTGTCGCTGCAGCTTGCGTATCTTTGCCTTGCCGATGATGCCGTGAGTGATCAGTGATTGGCCGATTACAATGATATCGCTCGCCGGCATCTTGCCGCGGCGAAACACGAAAGCCCTCTTACCTCTTTTGCTTGGTCGTAACTCTCCCACCAGCGCGCTAAGGTCATCATCGCAGCAGGCCTGCATTACGATCATCCCGGCGAATATTGCTGAGCTACTGAATGACGGCGCATTGATGTATGCCAGCAACCACCCAGGAACGTCACCGTATGCCTCTACAGCGGCTTCAAGTAACCGTGGTGCCTCACTGGTATGGAGTTCAGCAAATCGCTCTACAATCTCCGCTGGCGAGCCTATACGGGTCATGTTTGCGAACGAAGGTCGAAGGAAATAATCGCGATCGGCATCGGTGATGACCATCTCGCCTAATTCAGTGATTGGTGTCATGAGATGCCTCGAATAATTATCATCAAGGGCGCCTTACGCCCTTTGTGATAGTCACGCGGTAACGGTGATCGCGCTGGTTGATGTTTTGGCGCCATCGTTGGTGGTAAACGTGATTGTGGCCGCACCAGCAGAAACACCAGTAACGAGACCTGACTGATTGACGGTGGCCTTACCGGTTGCCGAGGATGACCAGGTGCCGGTTTTGTCGCTTGCATCAGCCGGCGCCACGGTGGCGGTAAGCTGTTGAGTAGCACCTACAGCAATGCTTGCTGTTGCTGGCGCCACTGTCACACCGGTAACCGGTACATCCGCGGCGACTTCAAACACGACAGTATCGGCATCAGCAACTTTCCACTCGCCAGAGAAAGTGGAGATGTCGCTCGTGCCAAAATCACCAGACCACGACGTAGTGTTGAAGTAGCCCATGATGTAGGTGCCGGAGTCTTCACCGACGAAATCGAATCGCACCCAGATCGACGGCTGCCGGCCAGCCTGCACTTCATCGAAAATGTACTTCGAGATGTTGAGCGCGCCGATCTCAGTGGTTTTGTCTTTACGGCGGAATTCACCTTCACCGGAAATGGTGAAGTCCATATTGGTTACCAGGTTCTCCACCAGCCCTTTCGCGTCGTCCGCTTCGGACGTCACGGAGTTTGGCGAGAAGTCGAAGCCCTTGGTGGTCAGCGCGCCGAGGCGCTTCCAGTCACTCAGTGCCGGCAGCGTGTCAGCACAGCCGAAAGCCATACGCAGCACCGCGACTTTACCGATCAGCTTGCCGGTATCATTTGCACAACCTTGCATGTGTTACCTCTTCAAATAAAAAAGGCCGCCCAGAGGCAGCCTGATGGATAGATATGTGCGTTATTCGCCGTAGGTGCAGCAGACTAAAAGTCGGTAGATTAATCGCCCCTCTGCTGATGGGATTGGCGTTGGAGAGCCTCCAAGCAGACGCATAGCGCCAACACAGCTATCAGCGCCCTGCTGGCTGCTGATGTAGTCGGCGATTTTGTTCGCCGCGGCATCTGCTTCTGCGTTCTTCCCTTTGGCCCCGACAACATCGACCATTACGAAGAAATCTCCGCCGCGGTCGTATTGAATATCTGAACCACCACCTGGACGGAACACGATGAAGGCGTCGGATAACTTACCCGTGTCGTTCCACATCAGCGTTTGGATGGTGAACCCCGCGGTTAGGCCTGCACTCTCGAAAAGATTTCGCAGGCGGAGATACATTGGAGGTGTCACAGCATCATCTCCTTCCTGATTATTTCGTCCACCTGCCGGCGGGTTTTCTCTGCGGCCTTGGTGAGGAATTTAGGTTCACCAGCAGGATCCCAATAATTACCGCCACCTTGCGACTTAGGACGCGGCAGCCCTTTTAAGATGCCACTGGCGTTATGGACATAGACCGCATAGTTGGCCGAATACCCGATACGCCCAGTGATGCGTGTTCCATTCACTACGGGGGTATCCTGGTATTGCGAGTTAAACAGTACCGAGGTTTTACCTATTGGGGTCATCAGGGCTGCCTCATTGCCGATGATAAACAGCGCTGTTTTGATAGCCCTGACCGCCTTTCTCGTCCTGACATCCTCAACCACGGCATCAAGGCGCCACTGGGCCTCTTTGATACCTTTTATCTTTACGCCCATCGCTATGCTCCCGTCAGAATGGCTATATCCTCTGTCAGGCGCTCAAACGTGTCGGCATAGCGGATCACCTGTACCACCTCATCGGCACCCGCGGCGATCGGGTCTACCATGGTAGACACTCCGATAAGCAGATAGTCGCCTTTCTTTGCTTCGGTGAATTCAGTCCACACCGTGTTTTTTACAGTGATTTCAGAACCGATATTGTTCAGCTTCGCCGAGAGTCCGCCCTGGTAATCGCACATTATAATTTCAGGCGGAGCCCAACCCAAAGGATCGCCCGCTTCGCTATTGCCGAGATTGCGCCATATCGTGGCCTCAGCCGTATATGACCAAATGGCTAATGATGACATGTCACTCTCTCCAGCTAATCACCGCAGGCCGTTCTGCCGCGATTTTCGGGCAATTAAATTTCCATTCACCGCGGTCGTTAACGAATCCCGTAGTTTGCCTTGCTGTGTCAGTCTTCACCCAGACGCGTTCAAAAGGCTTTGGTAATCGTTCGGCGACAGGTATCCACGACATCAACTACCACCGCACATGCAGCCGCCCTTACCAATCCAGACACCGGCAAAAGCCTTGTTTGTTGGGTCAGGTGGAATCAGGCCTGTAGCGCACCCTTTTTTATCCAACCCGCGCAGCAGATTCAGCGCCCCTTTCCAGCGATCGCTGAATGATTGATACCGAAACGAGCGAGATGCTCCGCTTGGCGCCGTTTGAGAGCTGATGTATTTATCGCCCTGGCCTAATCCCATAAGCCCGAGAAGATAGAGTTGGATGAGTAACGCTGTTGATGCTGGGTAATTAGCATCCAGACATTCCTGAATGCTGTTCACCTGCTCCACCAGCGCATCCAGGACGAAATCAGGCAAGGTGATACCCTGTGACTCCAGATATTCCTTGGCCTTTTCTTTAGTCACCATGGCTGATTCCTGTAAGAAGAAGCCCCGCCGAAACGGGGCATAAAAAAACCGCCTTGGCGGCGGCTGTTATTCAGCAGGGAACAGATTTTCGAGCTCGCCTTCCGGCAACAGTTCAGCGAGCTTTTCTTCGCCGAGATTGCCTTTGAACTCAATCCCCAGATCAGTGAGCCGCGCCTTGATAGCATCCTTGCGTGACTTTGTTTCGTTGCCGGCATCCGGGGTGGCCGGGGTCAGTTCACCGCCGGCCTCGCCACGCATCAACCGAACGTTAGATTTCAGCGCTGGGTGAAGATTTTCCAGCTCCAACACATCCCCGATCTCTACGCCATTCCAGGGGCGAATAACTTCGTATTTAGCCATATTTCCCCCTTACGCCAGATTGGCGCCGTAGACAACACCGGAAAGCCCCTGATCGTCCGCAGTGATTTGCAGACCTTCAGCAGACATGATCTGGAAGTTGTAGTTAACGTTAGGCAGAGGGCGCGGCAGCGGAACAACACCCACAGCCATGCCGACCAGCGGAGAGATCACATCACGGCGACGGACGTAAGCAACGAACTCATTACCATTCAGTGCAAAGGTCATGCGGATTTCTTTAACCGGTGCAAATGGCAGTACCGCCTGCAATACAGTGCCACTCACAACGCCGTTTACCACATATGGCTGCGCCAGGTTTGCCCAGATTTCTGGGGATACCCACATCACGTCGTACTGAGCGACTTTGTTGGCGCGCGCCAGCGCACCGAATGCACCTTTGCCGAAGAACTCGAACAACTGAGTCATCGTTGCTGCAGTCAGATCGATGTTTGCGCCGCCAGCACCAGCCCCCAGATTGAGCTTTTTGGTGTTGCGGTGGTTTTTAATACCCTGCGCAGGATAGGACTGAACCTGGATGTTAGGATCACCGTTGAGGTAATAGTTGACGCGCTTCTGGTTGAACTTACGCATCTTAGCCATTTGCGAGTCCAACACCAGATCGATACCCACGGTGTTCAGCCCGGCAGCATGACGCCAGTTCACACCATAGCCGGCAGTGAATACCGGAATTGGGTCGCCATCGCTGGCGTATTCGGTGTGGTCAAAGGAGAACGGCGCCTGGCCGTCAATGCTGACTGACACATCATCAGCAATATCACCGACCACGCTATACAGCTTGGCAGTTTTGCCGACGGACAGAACCGTTTGTACGCCGGCCAGATCGTTGATGATTTCCATGCCAACTTCCTGATCGCGCAGTTGCAGTACCTGGCGATCAATTTCAGCCCAGAAATCACGAGTAAAGCCACCAGCAGCGTTTACTGCCAACCACTCCTGCGTCATGTGGGCGCGGTTGGCAGCGATCATGGCGTTATGATTGGCGTTCCACATATTGCGGTTCGCCCACAGCTCATTCCAGTGACCACCGAGACGGCTATTAGCCGCCAATGTCTCTTTGGAGAAATACATGTGCGTTTATCCTTCTTTTAAGCGCCAGCGGCGACAGTGCCAACGCGCATACGCACGCGGATGAAATCGGTAGCGCCGGCGGCGATAGTGGCTTCGTCCTGGCTGTAACCGATCACTGAATCAGTGTCAGCAGTTGCCAGGGTGAATTGGCCGTTAGCGCCAAGCTTGATCGGGCTATCTTTCTTGTACGCGCCAGGTACGCAGAGCAGCGCCAGTTCACGGCCTTCTTCCACGTAGTTGCCTACAGCAGAGTCGCCAGCAGGAACCGCCTCGGTGATTTTCAGCCCTTGATGGTAGGCAACGTCGATGATGTAGATCCGGCCCTTTAACGCGGTAGCCTGAGCGAATTCATCGTTGGCGTTGATGACAGCAGCAGTGCCTGGCAAAAGTGCCGCGGCAGTGGTGCGGGTTTCGGTCTTATACAGCGACTTTCCGTCGATGTTTACGCGACGATAACGTGGCATTGGATAGCCCCCTTATTTGAAGTATGCATCTGCGGCGGGTGCGCCGGATTCTTGCTGATGCTGGCCTGAGTTACCTGCCAGCGGCGCCGATTCGCCCAGCGTTTTAAACATCGCTTCCAGCGCTTCGCCTTGTAGCGCGTTTGCCACGATTTCGCCGTGAACTTTCGCCACTGCTTCACGCTTGGTTTTCTCTTCTGCGCGGGAGTTGGCAGTAAGGGTTTCGGCCAGTTGGGTATGGTTGGCCTGCAGCGCTTCAACTTTCTCGGTAATAGGCTTGAGCGCCTCGGCGAAGTTGGCGGCCAGGCCTTTGCCGATTTCGGTGATCAGCTCTTGTTTCTCTTCAGTGGTTAAAGGCATGTCGCCCTCCGTTTGGTGGTTGGTTGCAGGTTGTCCCTGCGGATTGAAAAGGGATTTAACTTTGTTGGCGACGACCGTCACCCAGGATTCCTGACGCGCAACCGGCGTGCCGGTTTCATCAAAGGTGATTTTTCCGCCCTCCGATGTGTAGCCATAAACCTGGGCTGCGCCGCCGTTGCGGATGATCACCACCTGTGAGTCGGTGAAATCAGCCACCCAGGCATATTCATTTTCGCCGGGAGCGAATCTTTCTTTTGCTGCGCGGTCGAGACGCTGCTCACGATCCCGGTAGGATTCGCCAATCAGCGCGCCAGAGTTAGCTTTTAACGGCGTGGCAAGGTCAGCGTTAACCATCAGACCAACGCCCTGCTCAGGTGTCGCTGCGCCTACTTCATGCAGCAAGATTGCGTCATGATCCATGCCGTGAATCTTCGCCACCCACTTGGCACCTGTGGCCTTCTGTTGCTCATTGGGCTCAAGCTGGTCGAGAAACACCGCAACGCTGGTGTGAATAGGTGGAACATCTTCGCCGCGCTCAATGGCCTCTACGCGGGAGATAAGCTCCCTACCTCCCTCGCTCTGGTTAGCAATCTGGGTATCAACCCACTTCTCCAGGTAGATCCGGTTGCCTGATTTCTTCACATTGCGATTCCAGGCGCCGATATGGCCCTGGTTGATACCTTCAGGAGAAAAGGCAGAGATGAATGCGCCATTTAGCTGAGGATGCCCCAGCGGCGCCAGCGTGCCTTCCAGCCCTTGATAGTGAGCATCGATTTCGCTGGCCGTATACAGCCCCTCATTCATGACGACGTTTGCCGGTAGTGTGTAGCTCGGCAAAACAAGATGCTCGCGGCCGTTGTATGACTCCCGGCGAATTGCCTGGCTGTTGACCTTCGTAGTGACGTTAACTTGAACTTTCATGGATTAACCCTCTGCCCATTTGTAGCCTCTCTCCTTCATGTCGTTGAACGTCTGCTTGGCCTTGTCGATGATCGAAGGAGTGAGAGGGTTCCCCTTGTCATCCACCAGCACGGAAAGCTGCGAGCATTTGCAGTTGATGGCGTTTCCGTTCTTCGTGTACCACTCCCTAACTTCATCCTGCGTGTACAGATGAGCATGCCTGGCGGCGTGCGTTGCTCGGGTGGTAGGGCTTAACGCAGAGATGTGAAGCAGCTTTGTTTTGATGCCGTAGCGGTCTTGTGCATCCTGAGCTTCATCCCACCGCGCGCGCCGCTGTGCGGTGGTGATTTCCGTCCTGGCAATGCGATTCGCGCGCCGGGTTTCTATGCCAGTTTGCTCGTTGAGGTTTTTGGCTACGTCACGCGGGTTTAGCCCCCTAGCAATGCCGTCAGTCAGAATTCGCGCCATATCGCTCTTAACCTGAGCGCTAAGCCCTTTCATCTCTTCGAACTCGCGCGCTCTGACCAGAATCAAACGCAGCTGATAGGGTTCACTCAACAAGATGTTGGGAACATCCTGCTGGCCGGCAGCGTAAGCGGAAGATTGCTGGGAGAGGTTGTAATACTCCTGCGCCGTTCCTCGCTGGTAAGCCACGGACACATAGCGCCCAAAGAACCACAGATTGAACTCCCCACCCTCCAGCAGAATTTCATCCACCAGCGCTTCACCGTTCTGCAACAGCATCGACAGAAGCCCCTGATCAAGTCGGAAGGTGTAGCGCTCGTTTACGACGGGTTCGGCGGGGATGCGGTTGAGGATGTCGATATAGCCTTTCGTTATCAGCTTCATGCGCTTTGCAAACTCACGCATGGCGCCACGCTCTAACTTATCAACTCCTGTGGGGTCTTTGATGTTGCTCGGCAGGATTGGAGGCTTAGGTTTCGTCGTCATCCCCTGTCTCTCCAAGCGGGTCGCCGCCTTCAGTTTCGAATCCTGCAGCAGTGCGAATTTCCTCACCGCTGAACGGCGCCGTATCACCGCTTTCAACCATGGCCTTGTTCACCTCTGCCATAGCTTTGGAGTCAGCCAGACGCTCAGCGCGAGTCTGTTGATTGAGGTCGTCCCAAATGACAGTTTTCTGGCCGACAGAATCGATAATTCTCAGGTCGATCAGCTTGTCGCAGAAGTCCTCAATTTCGAACGACAGATCACTGCGGCGACTCTGGCAGCGCCCATTCATGTACTTCTGGTCTTCGGTGCTTGAGCGTTCAGCCTGTTGGTTGCCTACCAGTATTCGTGATGGAATATCAACGCCGGCAGAAGCCGTTTGCAGGTTCACGCTATAGGTTGGGCTTGGATCAGACACAGGGGAAACAAGGGAAGTAACAGCTGCCCCCTGTAGGCTCATCAGCACATCGTTGCCGCGGTTCATCTCGCGCGCGGCTTCGTTGAACTTGTCCTGCAATTCGTCAACGCTGACGCCATACATAGACGCCAGACTGCCGAAGTCGATCTCTCTGTCGAAGCTAAGCGCCAACTGCCGCGCTGCATTCTTCAGGAATGACTCACCGGAACCGCCCTCCACCTTCTCCAGGCTGACGAATGCGTTGTATGCTGGCTCAAGGAACCCGATAGCGTCGTCGGTGTAGTCGCCAAGGATGAAGATCCGGTCTGGATGTATTTCGACACGTCGCGAGGCTCCATTTGAAAGCCGCTCTGTGTATTGCCACATCTTCGGCTGGCCGTATGTTTGCGAGTTAAGCCCGGTATCCCACTCGCTCACGTTTAGTGAACCAGCCCAGGCTACTGTGACTTTCTCGAGGCCTCGCCCTCTGGCTGCTTCGGTATTCCATGGTTTGTTATCGCGGATGTGCAACAAAATGCCGGAGTAACGCCCGACAAGCCGCCGACGGTCAGCCTCTGCAAAAGCGCGCCATAACCGGTTCGTGAATACCTGTTTGAGTTTTTTCTCCCAGGCAGTTTCCGCGCGCTTCTCGTCGGCCTTATCACCCTCGATGATCTCCGGGTTGGTCTGCCAGCATTTACCCACCAGCTTTTCCACGGCGCCATGCGCAATACCACCGCGGCGATACAGTGAATAAAGGTTGTCGTAAGTGATCTGCTCAGGAAAGCCGTATTCGCACCATGCGGAGCCGCGTTTATTATCCAGGCCCATAGATGGCCCAAGCATCGCCATACGAGCACGCTCAATCCTGGCGTCGTTCAACGCGTGGTTGACGGCCAGTTGGAGATTTTTGTTCATGTGGTTTCCGTTTGGAGTGGTTTACTGTAGCCGCTTAGGGAGCATCATCCCTCTCGGTTGAGAGCCGTTAAGTTCAGTCAGCGCATAAACCATGGCATCAAGGCGGTCTGGTGACTTTTTGGCAGTCGTCGGTATGTACTCCATTAGCTGATTTTCCAGCACGTAGAGATTTCCCTGATTCAACACCCTGCCTTGCTCGTACAGGGCTGATATTGGTTCCGCTCGGGCATACTTCCCCTTACTGGCGTGAACTCGAATAATGCGCCCTTTAAAGCCTGCATTGCGCAGTGTCTCCTCCGCCATGTCACCACCCTGGTTTGTCTCTATGACGATCGCATCTGCCTGATGATGTTCATACGCCCATATCGCTTTTTTAGCCCATCCTGCTGGGGAATATTTACCGCTGTAATCCCCATCAACTGAGAATTGCTTTTTGTCTCCAGCGCCATAGGAACTCGCAGCAACTATCCCTGTTTCATCACTCTCATCGCTGTTGGTTGCCTGTGGGTCAATCGCCACGACTGTGCGAACCTTGTCATGCTTGATTTGTAGTTCATGAGCAGCGCTTATCATCTGCTCGTTCCACAGCGCCCCCTCAGCATTGAAGCGGCGAGGTTTCTGCATGTACTGAGCTTCCGCAGTTCGGCGATGAGAAAACAGAGATGTTCGATGCGATTCGTTGTGTTTGAATGGCCACAGCCAACCATCAGGCAATCCGTGGTCAATCGGTATAGCGTGGGTGTTTTCTGGATACTGCGCAGCGTATGACTGACTGTTGTCGATAATCACCGGCAAGTTCAGATGATGCCATTTCTCACCACTTCCTCCGCGCAGAAGATAACCGCTAAGATCGTGGTAATGGATGCGCTGCATAATGACAATCATCGGCGTCGTTTCGATCGCCAGTCGTGATTTGATTGTCTCGTTAAAGCGGTTATTTACGCCATCGCGGACGATCTCAGAGTAAGCGTCGTCAGGTTTTACTGGGTCATCTATAACCAGAGCGCCTTGCCAGCCTGGCTCCATGTGCCCGGCTCGAAATCCGGTTACCTGGCCTGCTGCTGATGACGCATACACGCCGCCGCCAAACTCATTCCACCACATCGCCTTGCTATCAGCATCATCGCGAAGCTCCATAGGCCACATGGATTGATACGTACGAGACTTTATTATTCCTCGCGCTGTAGATGAGTTAAGAAGAGCAAGGTTGTGCGAATACGACAGATGCATGAACCTGGCACGCCTATTTAGCGCCAGTCCTCTCCCCATCATATTGATGGTCGCCAGTTCTGTTTTTGTATAGCCGGGAGGGACGTTAATAATCAGACGCTGAATCTCGCCATCGATCACACGATCCAGTGTCTCCTGGATTACCTTGTGATGTGGTGCGACGATCATCTTGCCGCCGGTTCTCTGCTTGAAGAAGTAGCGGGAGAAATACATCCCATCCTCTTCACACTCTATCTTGCGGGCATAATTCCGCTGCTCAACAGTCGTCATCCTCCAACATCTCCCGCCGAGCCTGCTTGTATTCGTCTTTCGTCAACGTGGCCGACTCGATGGGGCCGCCGTCTTTACCTGTGTGCTCTACCTTCTGTCGATTCGTATACGCATCGCCGCACTCTTTCGCGGCCTGTTCGACGATCTGAGCGGCCAATGCGTAGTTCTTCATGGTTTCGGTTCGCGTCGCCATGCGGTCAAGCACGCGCAGCCGGTAGGCCTTGTTTGCGATCGGAATGTCTGAAATTTCCGTCTTGAATCGTTCTCGCGTCGTGTGGAACAGGTCTACCCACTTCTTGGCCAGCGACTTACCGCTAACCTTTGTCGGGTCGTGAGATTCAACCTGCTGACGCGTGATTTTTAGCCCAAACTCTTTTTGGACGGATTCCACGACCAATGTAGGGGTGTCAAAGCACGCAAGCGAATGAATGATGAAGGCTTTCACATCTGGTTTTAATGCAGCCATAAATCACCATCCGTCCAATACAGTCCAATATTTACGCCAGCCTCAACATGCAGTTACCGCACGCCCTGGCAATGTTTAGTTGTGCCACCTCCGCAGGCCTGTTGGCCGCATCAACCAGTTCCTGAACTTCCACGCTGGCGCCATACCGGCGAACTACGCCAACAAACTCTTCAACGTCGTGGCCGCGCAGCTTCAGCACCGGCTGGCCTTCCTTGTTGAATTTTGGTGCGCCGAAATCGTCTGTTGCCTGCGCGATGTGGTAAAGCTCATGCTCGACCAGGGCGCAGAACTCAGCATCAGAGCACTGTGAGCAGTAGTCGGCAGCGAGCGTGATGATAAATTTCGGCACCACTCCGAACCACTCATGCATCTGCTGTTCCATTCTGGCCTTCTGCCAGCCGCCGGCGCGCATCGCCACCTCTTCAGCTTGGCCGAGCACATGGCGCCCTTTCTTCTCAAACGCGGAAGATGCCCACATGAAACGCAGATCGGCGTCTGCAAGGTGTCCGTGGTCTGGGTTAAACAGGCTGCCGGCATCGTTTATGATTTGACGCTGTATCCAATCCTGCACCTCGTTCGCAGGAATCAGGCCGATGTATGGCGTTAGCTGATGGTCTTCGATAAACCTCAGCGGTGGGTATGGGCGCCTCTCATGACTCTCATCCTGTGCTGTTTTAGCCATGATTCTCTCCCAATAAAAAACCCGCCGGAGCGGGTTCAGTCATTTCTTGCTGTTGGCATCTGAGGTTACAGGTGACTCATGCTTTTGGTTTTCACCGTGCATTTCTCGCATCTGCTCGTTGTACTGGCTCTCGAAATTCTTTGGAGGAAATGTGCTCATTGTTTTCACCTCGATTTAAATCGCCTGAAATCTCAACCACCTTCCTGAGCGTCCGCTGAGGCTAATCCTAAGGCTGCCATTGCAAACTCTGGCTTGGTTGCCGTTTTGAACACCCCCAGAAACTTATCTTTCAGTGCATAAATTTCATTCCGTTCAGCATCACCCAGCTGACTGATTGCGCCCAGCAGAATCAATCGCTGAGTCTCTTCTTCTTTTGATAATGCCATATTAGAGTTTCCTGCTGGTTAGCTGGATATGACCCCGGCTATGCCGTCGAACACCACACGAGGATTCAGATCGTTTATTCTGTCAAAGGCACTCAGTGAATGCCTTTTGCAGAATTTTATAAACCACGGTGCCGATCGGCTACCCTTTTCATGTATGCCCCCGTAGCGACCACTGATTGTCCTTCTAGCAATTCCGCGCGGGTGCCGGTGACAATTGCTGTGTAGTGCGAGTGCCTGTTCTCTGCCAGCCACTCGATAAGTAGTCTGGCTGCATCTTCGAAACTTCCCGTAGCCCAAGATTCGCCGCAATCCTCACCGCTACTTTGTAAATTGTTTTCCATCCTGTTTTTCCTCATCGAGTCTTCGAATCTCAAGAAGCTGGTTGTTCGCTTTGTCGAGCGCAGCCAGCAGCGGATCAATCCACAGCACTGCTTGGCAGTATGTCAGGGTGCCGGAGGCAGCGGCGCCAGCACCGGTTGTGTTAGCGTCGCCGGTATCGGCTGACATTGCGCGGGAACGTAGACGGTGCGTGTAGTCGAGCAGCCCACCAGCAACAGCGGCAGGCACAGCCAGATCGCACGTCGGCTGTTTCTTGAGGATCGTCCGGTATTCAATTTCTTTCCCCTGGGTGGCCGCGTCGGTTTTGATGCCGTACTGAATCGCCGCGTTGCTGATTTCGTTGGCGCGTTGGAACTGAAATGCCTGTGTGGCGATTGCCTTCGCCTGCAGGGTGTTATCGCTCTGAAGCTGCTTAACCTTCTCACCGGCCTTTACTGCGTTGCTGTGGAAGTAAAACGCCAGCCTGCCGGCAACAATCAGCGCCACCAGCAACAGTCCTATCGCCATCGTGCGAAAGCTGAATGAAGTGCTCATATCGTGCTGACCCCACTTAGGAAACTGTTGAACACCCATAATTGATTAGCTTTGCTTGATGTTTTACTTTGGTAATGATTTAATTCTTAAGCTTCAAGTTTATAACCAGAAATAATCTCTAGCCGTGCTTGCCCCGCAGGTATCCCCTTCGGGGTATTTTTTTAAGCACCTCACTGATAATTGACCGGCGCTCTCTTATCCCGCCAGGTAGATAGACTTCACGAATACTTCGAAGCCGTACGGCTGAACGCCGTTCTCATGAGTAATGATGGCTTCCAATAGCGGGACCATCACCCTGCTATCCATAACATCGATGGCTTGGTCGGGTTTTACGCCCACAGACTTTGCAACGCTGTTGATGTACGCCAATGTGTTGTTCTCAACTGGCGGCGCCCAGCGGTTGATAATGTCGGCAACAGTCTTTAGCCCACGCTTGCGCTGGTAGTTACGCAGGATGATGATCATCGCGCGGATACCATATTCCGGGCTGGTGAACTGGCAGAATGACTTATCAGTGCGTTGCACATCAGGAACCAGACCGCGCCAGTCGTCACCCCAGCGAATGTTGCCGGGGTTGTTGTTACGAATGCCTCTCGGCTCGCTATTGCTGTTTTTCATCATTGGAACCTACTCGCTTGCTGATAACGCCAATGGCGATATTGCGGATCTTCTTCACGCCTAGGAATCCGACAACACCGCCGAGAAATGGCGCAACTGACATCGGCATTCCTACCAGCTCTAAGCCGAAAGAAGCAGACCATGCCAATAGGCCGCACAGTAATGGCTCTATCCAGTGGTCTTTTCTCTCAGCGCCATCATAAATAAGCCGCCCATAGCAGATAGCCACCGCCAGAATGGCTCCTGAAATTTGCGGCCATGCGTTTTTAAGGCCGTTGAGAGCGTCAGCCCAAAATCCAGGGTCACGTTCTGTCATTTGACGATCCTGCATACTCTAGCCCCTACACTCTCCCCGCCGAGCGAGTCAACGAATGCACGGTCGTTATCACAGAGAACGCGGAGAGCTCCGATTTGGGCACCCCATGCATCCTTCTTCCACAGTTCAACAGTGGAGATAACTTCATCATCGGTCTTTGCGCTTGCGAGGCCATATGAAACGACAGATCGCGGGTACGCGTAGGCCGCCGAGTTAATCCTCGAATTAACCTCTGCAGCGAGATAAGAAAGGAGAATTAAGCCCAGCAACCAAGGAGACGAACTCACGAAACCAGCCCTGACGAGCTCAGGTAATTTGAGCATGGTGGGTTCCTTACATTGCTATGCTGTAGTCAAAGGCCATTTGTAAGGCCCATAAATGCGAAAGGCCACGCGTTAGCGCAGCCTTTGAAATTGGGTTGGCAGACTATGTACACACTTGTCACACCATACCCTGTTATTATGGGTGAATAGGTAAAACAAAGTCAAGCATTATCTATGCAACATGCTTAATTTTCTCTACACGTTTGCGACTGTTGAACGCATTTACCATCGGAGCATAGAGCATGAACAAGCTCGCTTTGAGGATTTCAGCCACTTCTTTCCGGCATGTTTCCTCTGACGGCTTGCGCCACCCTTCACCTAAGCGACCTCGGTTAATCTTGCGGGGCTTTGCGGTCGCGTGATAGTAAGATGCAATGGCTCGTTTAGAAGAACCATGAGCGTAGTAGCTGAGCAGGATGCCAAAGGCTTTCTTGTCGATAAACATGACGGAATCTACGACCTGAGAAATCAACATTCCGTCATCGTCATTGCACATCGGCCTGCTTGGATTCTTGCTTGGCTCTACGCTTTCCATGAACTTGGCGATCATGTTGCTCATGCGTCGCTCAAGTCGACCGGAGTAAACCCATGCTCCCCACAGCTCAAGCCAGGCATTAACCCACTGGTGCTGATCATCATCCAGCTCAAATTTGCTGATGTTCACGATATGCCCTCCGTCTTAACCGTTCCGTGCCGGTCTTGTTTTGTGGTGAACAACGTATGCATTCCTCGCCTGTCGATTACCCTAACGACCATATTTCCGCCTGGACGTTGAACCACTCCATGACATCTGCCGGTGAGCGCGCGGAGGAACCTCGCCTCTTCGATTGCTGCAGGTATGCTTGTGAACATCAGGCTGCCTCCCCGGTTTTTCTTCCATGATTCGGATGAAATCCGTATTTAACATTTGCATCGCTTCTGGCTTTGATTGCCTCTGATAGATCTGAAAACACTCCGAGATGAATGCGTTTATTGCCAAACTTTATATGAGCAATAAATTTCCCTGTCCTACTATCTACAGACACGCCTAGGTGGCCTGAGGATGTACGGCAGCGCAGTTTTTGATTTCTTTGGTTTTCTGATCTGGTTACAGATCGAAGATTTGAGAGTTTATTGTTCGTTCTGCATCCATCGATGTGATCGATATACTGCGGCCACTCTCCTTTCGAAATCAGCCATGCGAGTCGGTGAGAGTAATATTTCTTGTTATCAATTGAGATTCGAAGATATCCAGTGGAGCCAATAATTCCAGTTTTGCTACCTGCATATCGGTTATTCCACCTAGCCTGATAGCTAATATCTTTGAAGTGATTAGCTGGTCTGTTTTTCCAGATAAAATCACCAGTAAGCGGATGATAATCTAAGCACTCACTAAGATATTTTGCAGTTAGACGTTCATTTTTCACGCGGCCTCCAGATGTCGCTTGCGGAGTTTTTCGTAATGCTTCGCCCGGCGCGTGAAGATTGACTTCACTCGCTGTAGGTAAGCGATATCGAATTTCCGTGGTGTGTTGTCGTGCTCGATTCGCGCAACGCGGTACGCGCCAATCTTCTCGATGAGGTTTATTCGGTATGGGATCAGGTTTCCTGATAGGTCTCGGTTGCAATGGACGCACCCGGCGTGATTGTTGAATACGTTGAAGCGAAGATGTGGCGCAGCGCCTCTTGAACGATAGTGACTGGCATCTACTGCACCGCCCCTTACGCCGTAATTAAGCGGCCTGCCACATGCGATGCATGGTTTCCCATAGTCGCGCCAAAATACAAAGCGATTTACCGCTGCCTGTGCCTCTCTGTTCCATTCTGATTTTGTCTTTAGCCTTTCCCTTCTCTGCCGTAGCTCATCGCGCTGTAGACGCTCCTGCTTGCGTTTTTCGCGCAAAGCAATCTCTTCATCGCGCTTCTTGTTGAAGGCAATGGCGCATTTGTAGTTGTGGCAGACTTTTTGAAGGGAACTTCTGGGAAGGTATTCAGTGGAGCAGATGGGACATTTCTTCGGCTTCGGCGGCTTGATGCCTTTAGCCATCATCCTCCTCCCCCATCACTGACTCGATGAACCTGCGTTGCTCTTGGTCGCAGGAATCGCATACATACACCTCTTCGGTTTGCAATTCCTTACCGCAATCAGCGCAGATCATCGCACGCACCTCATCAGCAGAAACAGAACGGCATTACCCGGCCATGCGAGGCTTAGTAGCAGCATCTTTGTGGTTGATAGTGTTGGCTCGTATTTGCAGAAGAACTCGAAGCTGCGGCCAGCGATGAAGCAGTAAGCGCAGGCGGCGATGATTGCGATTGTGATTAGGATTAGCATTTTTCTGCATCCTTCATCATGAGGAAAACAATCATGGCGGCGCGGAGTGGGTTTTCCTCTGCGTAACGTGGCTTGGGTTCACCTACAGGAACAAATGCTTTTGCTCCCCAGACAGACTTGCCTAAATGGTCAAGGCTGATTTTGTTCTCAACAATAATCGGCCATGCGTCTGCCGGGTTGTTGCAGTAATCAGCACATAGGATAGAAACTATTTCTCCATCACCAATGTCGCAGAAGACTGTAACCGCCGGCCGACTTGGCACGTCGCGCTGCACAATCAATGAAGGCTTTTCTTTGTACAATTGCTCAGCAACTACTTTGTTAATCTCAAAATCACTCATCTTGCTGTAATCAGTCATGGCTTTCTCCGTGCGCGACGACGCAGCCACATGCTATCGGCTAAGGTCGCGGTGTAATTGAATGTTGGGGTTAACTCGGGTTTGGTGCGGGTCTTTCTGGTCTTGCGGTGGTCAGTCTTGAATATCAGGTTATCCATTATGATTTGCGTTGGACTTCGCTGTGTCATGCGGCTTTGCCTCCAAATCGATTAGCCCACTCGATAGCTAGCCGGGATTCATCGCTGAACTTGACGCCATGCTCAGCACCAAACGCGTTTATAAGCTCGATGAGGTCGCGCATCTCGCCGACGGTCATCTTGCTTGTTGATTGCCCAAGAACGACAAATCCGCCGTCTATGCCAGGAACCGTTTCTTGCTTCTTCAGCGCAGCGGTGAAAACACACTTCCAGCTCTCAGAGCCCATCTTTCGCCCATACCAAACGACCTGCTCGCTGATGTCGCGCAGGGTTGCCCAGAGCTTGGCGTTCTGGTCTAGGCTTCTGGTTGGCTCTTGGATGGTTACTGCGAGGGGTTTTTCTGGATTTAGTGGGAGGCTGTCGATGAAGTTTTTCAGGTTCTGGCGTATCTGTGGGCTTCTTAGGTAGAAGACCTGCTTGCTCATTTAATCCTCTTAGTGCAATTGCTCATCCAGTGATAGTGAAATACGCATCAACGCATCTTCCCACTCATGGAGGTGCTCGACTTTTCCGTTAGCGCACATAAAGCCGCGCACATAGCTCAGGCAATAATTCACCGGGCACTCCCCAATGCCATTAAGTTCAGATAGGGCTTCTGTGAATTTCTTGTCTATTTGCTGCTTTTTGCTCATCTCTACTCCCCTTTGATTGATAGGCCGATAGAGCGGATGGCCTCGACTGTTTCTTCATATTCCAGGCCCTCTCCAGTATCGCTTGGCACAAAATATCCATCGCCATAACCAGAGGCATACAAAGCCTGACGCTGAGGCAGCTCAACCACGATGCTTGCTCTGCTATCGCGCCATGCTTCCCAGAGTTTTAGTTTCCTTACCGACGGCTTTTTAAGTGGGTACTTTTCAGAGAACCACTCTTCAAATTCTTCACGTAGCTTATCCATGGTTATCTCCTTTGCTTGGCAGGTCAGGCTGCCCTTGTGACCTTGTTGATCTCAAAGTCATGGTCAATATCCGACTGCTTACGGTTTGCGATGTAGTTCAGCGGGCTTTCGCCTTCTGCCTGTAAAAATTGATGGGAGCGAGGGTCTAACCATAGAGGTTGCTGCCCCTCCCAACCTTCGCCGTTCCGCTGTTTCTCCAGAGAAAGAATCGAGGCAGGCAAGGCAAGGTATTTCTGCTCCTTTTCATCCAGAGCCTGCGGGCCCTGCTCTGTTTGCTTCTGTAGCGCCCTCTCCCTCAGCTTGTTTCGCCAGATGATAAACAGGTTGTCTGCTAGGTCGGTGATCGCTCCTGTACCTTTCACGTCCATTTTGCCGGTGGGCTTGTCCTCACTGTCTGCCTTGCGGCTATGAGTTACCAGGATGATGTGGCAACTGTTTTTGTTCTTGAAGTCACACAGGCGGTCTACAAAATCTTTCTGACCGTTGTAGTCGTCCTCGCCAACGCCGCACTTCATCAAGCTGTCGATAACGAACAGCTGGATTCCGTAGCGCTTTCTTGCATAAGCAAATATCTCAAGCAATCGATCCGCCTTGGTAGTACCGGTTACGTTAAACAGCCAGAGCCTGTCGTTGTACCAGTCAAAAGCCATGTCGATTTCTTCCCTGGGAGGGGTTTTGGCACATAGTGCCTGTCGTGTTAGTCGCTGTAGTAACTTTCCCGGTTTAAGCTCCAGGGATGCGATGCAACAACGAACACCCTGTGCCATCGCTTCCAGCGCCATATGCCCTACAACTTCGGTTTTTCCGTGACCGTTCACCCCATTGACCAAAGTTAACTCTGAATCGCGGAAGGAGAAGTTTTGGTTCAGTATGCGCCAGGGGCTCTTGAAAATTCCTGACTCTTGCTTGTAGAACGCATCGATTGTCGCTTGCTTGAATTCGCTGGCGCCGTGGAGTTCTTCCGGATCAAAAAAGGTCGCGTTCTGAACGAAGTCGAATACTTCCTCGTCGGATATCCCGGCTTGCAGGCACTCGTTTACGTCTTTGCGCGGTAGCGTTACGACGCGGCATCGATGCTCACCGAGACGGCTGGCGATTTCTTTTGCTGCTTCTCGCCCTACTTCGTCGTTGTCCAGACACAGGTAAATCTCTTCGAACCTGTCCAGATTGTGATATTCGTACTCAATCCAGTCCTGCTTAGCACCCTTGCCACCGCCGAAGGGTACGGAGAGCGCTGGAATGCTGTACTGGTAGAAGCTCATGCAGTCGATTTCACCCTCGCAGATAACCACCACTTTCGAGCTTGGCGGCATCACCTGCCAGCCGAACAGGCACGGCTCACAATTGGCCTCTGCCATGATCACCTTCTTGCCGTTTGGCCGCTCGGTGCTTATCCGCTTAACCTGCAACAACTCCCCATCGCGAATGTATGGGAAGCCAACTGCGGGCAATTCACGCTTCAAATCGTGATGCCATACCACCGCATCAGTAACTTTGAACTGCTCGGCAACTGCCTTGCTGATGCCCCGAGACTCAAGATAGGCATAGCAATCACTGGCTTTTTTCAACCCCTGTTTTTTGGGCTTGTCGAATTTTTTCTTTCGAGCTTCGAAGTGGTGATCGTCGTCCTTGATGCCAAGCAGCGCCTTGGCCTCCGTCATTGCGACGTGCAACTGGCAGCCCTTGCAGGCACACCACAAATCCAGCAAGTCACCACTCTCACCGGTTGAAAAGTCAGACCAGACGCGCTTGCCGGCCAGGTTTACCTTCAGGCTGCTGCCCTTCTCGCCATCCACCGAACCACATGTCCACTCGTTGGCGATTTTTTTTCCATTCGGCAGCAGGTAAGCCACCACGCGCTCAACGTTGTCCCATAGCGCGTTACTCAATTCGCAGGGCGTCATATCGCCTCCAGGTGCAAATGTTTAAACCAGAATGTCACACTCCCCTCGCTGATAAATCCACGGCAATAGCCAGCGATAAGCAGCCGTTTGATTGCCCGTTTCATCAAAGTTTTGAGAAGTCAGCATGGAAGCTGTTTTGACCGTAGAACACGGCTGCGGTAGTTTGCGTCGCGGCTGGCGAGGAAGGTTTCTCATCTTCCCAGCGCTCACCATTCAGGTACGAGGTTGGAAGCAGCTTGTCAAAACCAAATTGCTTTGACGCCAACCTGGCTTGGATATCTTCGGCCAGCATCCGAGCAAAATCCTCAGGGGTGCCTCTGGCGGTTTTCCGCCACAGCAGATACTTGGTTCGGAATGCGGTTTTTGCTTTAGCCTTGGCAGCTTTGCGCATTCCTGCACCCCAGAAGATACTTTCAAATGCGTCGTCAATGGGGTTTCGCTTTGCAGGCTCTTCTGATGCTTTTTCACATGACGTCCGATGCAAATCGGACATAGTGTTTTTAATGTCTTTATTTTCTTTTGTAATATTGTCTTTTGTGGTTAGCAACTTCTGCAAAGGTCGATTAGCAGGTTCTGCTAAGGTTTTCTTAGCAGGTTTAGCTAATGTTTTGCAGTATCCGTTATTCTTCGTTTGCCACTCAGAAATATTGGTGTTCATGCCAATTTTTCGGCCTTCCTGAACAAGGACTTTCCTCCTGACCAGATTGTTTTTTGCGGTGGAGCAATGGGTGAAATGTTTGTCGATCATCCCCTCCAATTGCTCATTGCTAATCCAGTCAATTTTTTTGCCGTATCCGTATGTTTTGCGCCACACAGCCATCAGAATGCAAAGCTCTGTTTCCGGAAGCCCGGAACACATTGTTGCATCTAGAAGCTCATTGGCTAGGCGCAAATAGCCATCTTCAAGCTGCGCCACACGGTGCTCCACGACCTCCAGTTGAGGCCTGTAGTTTGACAATTGCTTAACGACGCCCATCGTTCTTCACCCTCTCTTGTTGTTGCCGGAAAACCTGCGCCAGTTTCTTCCCATAGTCGGGATTACACGCAGCGATATACACCAGCCCATCGGGCGAATCAGGGTGACGCCGCTCCTCGTTTTGATTGATATTTCTGCGTTTTCGTGCCATTATTTACCTCGTTAGAAAGACATAGTTATTTGCTCAGAACCCTTGGTTGCCGCCAGGGGTTTTTGCTTTTTAGTGCTCACTGCCTTAACCACTTCCTGCACCATCATTCCCAGAGGGCTAACCTCCAGAGACTTCTTCGCAACACACAACACAGTTGCGATATAGCGCCAGTCAGTGCGGCTAATCTTCGACTCATGACAGCCAACCAATCGCGCAAACTGCCTGTTTGTCACCAGCGATAACGTCATCAGTAGGTCAGTCTCTGCCCGGTTGATTTCTTGCTCTGTTGGCTTGCTGTAGTTTGCTAGTTCCATAGCGGATAATTTTCCTTGTTGATTGAATAGATATACGTGCGGCATCCGTGGGGATTGCCACTTTGGTTCCCCAGACCTACCGGGGAGAGGGTTAGTAGTGTTAAAGAGCGGTGGTGCTTAGGCGGCAAGCAGTCTTTTCTTGCTCACTTCAAGAATCTCGATTGCGTTGAATTTGCCACCAGAGATCTCTTCAATTCGTTCTGCGTAACTGGTCTTACCGAAAAATTCAGTCTTGGGCAGGAAGCCATTCTTGAGCCATTTGTAAACAGCCCTTTCGCTCACGCCGCAAGCCTTAGCTACTTCGGAAATTCCTACGCCTTTGATTGCTACTTCCAAAGTTTCCATGGGAGTTCCTTATGTCGTACTTCAAGTACGGATTATGATTGAACTGAAAGTTTTTGCAAGTGGTTTACTATCGAACTCATGGTACAAAACGAAAAATTGCGTGAAGAATTCTCTCAGCGGCTTGCGCAAGCCTGTAAAGAAGCTGGGCTAGATGAGCATGGCAGGGGCATGGCAATCGCTAGAGCGCTTGGGGTTTCTTCAAAAGGCGTCAGTAAATGGTTTAATGCTGAGTCTCTTCCCCGTCAGGATAAGATGAACGCGCTAGCTAAGTTTCTGCGTGTAGATGTCGTATGGTTGCAACATGGCAACCATGATAATAACGTAATTTATGCCGCCCCTTACGTGCCGGGTAAACGGTATCCCGTATTAAGCAAAGTTCAGGCTGGAGCATGGGTTGAAGCCTGTGAACCTTATACGCTGAAAGATATTGACCTGTGGCTAGAGTCTGATGCTCACATTCAGGGCGAGGCATTTTGGCTAGAGGTGGAAGGTGACTCCATGACCGCCCCTATTGGGCTCAGTATTCCAGAAGGAACTTTCGTTTTGTTCGATACTGGTCGTGATCCAGTTAATGGCAGCCTTGTAATTGCAAAACTGATTGAGGATAACGAGGCTACGTTCAAGAAGTTGGTGATCGACGGCAGCAAGAAGTTCCTGCGCGGGTTAAACCCACACTGGCCTATGGTTCCCATTAACGGCAACTGTAAGATCATCGGCGTAGCAGTTGAGACAAAGATGCGCCTGGTTTAAATAGCGGGCTGACGAGGAACTAGCCTGATGAGTTTGGCTGTCTAATGGGCGTTAGCGGCCACAGGGAGTTGTAGCAACAGAGATGTTGACCTAATGATGAGATTGATAGTTATCGCTGCCGTGGTAACAGGCGCTTGCTTCTGGCTGATGCACTTGCTTCAACGGGTGAGTGAGTTGCCTTGGGGGTAGGCCAGAGAGGGATTTGGGTAGGAGTCGCAGAGATGCGGCCTTTTTTATGGCTGTAAACCATGCAAGCACACCATTAAAAAATAATGCTTGCCTGAATGCTTATACAGTGATTATTATGCAAGCACATTTCACAAAAAGAGTGCTTGCAAATGTCTGAGGAAAACAAAAAACCATCCAACAAAGCCAAGGGTGGCGTAGCTAGAGCAAAGTCTCTTACCAAAGAACAGCGCTCAGAAATTGCCAAGAAGGGTGCTGCCGCACGGTGGAAAGACAAGCCGCTCAAGGCTACCCATAAAGGTAATTTCATGGATGAGTTCGGCATAGATACTGAATGCTATGTGTTGGATAACGATTCAAAAACTGCCGTCGTCACGAAAACCGGGCTTGCCAAATTAATAGGACTTGGTGAGCGAGTAAAAGATATTGATCGCGTATTGAGTGCTCAATATATGAGCGATTACGTTGACGCACTTTTGCTTGAAAAAATGGAAAAACCATATATCTTTCAATGGGAGAACGATGGCGCAGTCCTTGGCTCATTTACGGGTGGTCATGGATATGACATTTCGGTAGTGATCGACATTTGCAAAGCGCTAACAGCAGCAAGGGATAATGGAGATCTCCCAGATTCAAGGTTAAAAGCGGCTATACAAGCGCAGGATCTTGTAAACTCAGCCGCGAAGGTTGGTATCACCAACGTCGCTTATGCAGTTGCCGGATTTAAACCTGAAGTACAGCAGGTAATTGATCTTTTTAAAGCATTTGTTAGAGAAGAAGCTCGACAATACGAAAAGGAGTTCCCCAACGAACTCTACGAGGCATGGTACAAAATTTACCAACTAAACAAGCCTGGCAGGGGTCGACCATTCTTGTTTAAAAAATTAACTATTGAACAAATTTACAAACCGCTAGCTAGGAGCGAGGGGAAGATTCTTGATCTCGCCAAGAACAGCAAAGATGAGTTTGGTAAGCCGGGGGATAAGATTCACCAATTTCTATCTGAGGTAGGAGTTAAAGCACTCAAGCAGCAGATCGGTAAAGTTCTGGCGGTGTCAGAACTTTTTGATGAAAAAGACACCTATGAAGCCGCCCTGTCCAAAGTAAACAAATAACTTACTCAGATAGCCCGGCCACCGCGCCGGGTTTTCTACACCCACGCTCTGTACTATACTCACATCAGGGGCAAGGATAAGCCTCGTAGCAATACCCCCCCCCATTTACTGATAATGCCCGGCTGCCGTGCCGGGTTCTTTTTGCCTGTCGTTCTGCATTCCTGCTCTACCGACTCCTTACCCACGCTCTGTAGCCGCTGCTGAGGCATGAAACCCCGGCGCTGGAGCGAGTTCAGCGCCGCGTAACTGCGGCACTCAGTTAATCATCTAGCATCCTAACCCCGACACCAGCCAGATTCCTGGTTGGTAGCACGGTGGAACAGAAAATAAATTCCTTTTAAATACAGAAAATAAACAGCGAGTACGAAATTATTTGAAATTTTCGTACCTTTAGTTCTTGACCATATCGAACTATTGGTTCAACATAAACCCATCGAGACGCAAGATGGTCTCCCGCTCTTTAACAATCTAACCGACGCCAGATAGGCAGCTAAGCAAGCCCCATCACGCACATCAACGCCATTCCATGTCGGTTAGGACGGAACTTTCTCCCGGTGAGTCTGGGAGGCCAAAGTGAAGTTGGCTTTGGGGTGCAGGCAGAAGCCAACCTTCTCGGCGGAGGCGCTCGGCAATGAGTACGCGGTCAGGGTTAGCCGCCTGACTGTCTGCACCACCAAAGCTAATCAACGGAGGGGGTATGGCAACAATCATCATCAAGCCAGCAAAAGAAAACGCCAAGCGGCGCAAATACCGCAAGCAAGGTGAATTTCTGGCAAAAAAAGACGCTGACCGTGAGTTGGCGAAGAAAATCCGCAAAGCCTGGGCGAAGTTAACCCGGGTTGAGATACCGGCACAAAAGCCTGTTTATAGCGGCTCATGCTGCTTGCCAGAGGTGGCGATGTTTGCAGCTGGGCATCGTAAAGTTCGTAAAGGCGCAACACACATTATCAAGTGAGGTCATATGAGCTATTTAGTAGAACTACAGCCAACCGAAGATCAGATAGCAGCGGGAATTAAACAACTCCAAGAAGATTTGGATGGCTACTTAGATGATTTAGATGATGATCAGCTATCGGATATTGTGACCTTTATTTGGCAGGCCATGTTAGCTGCAAGATAAGTTGTATGACAGATCGATAAACAGCCGCCTAGCGGCTTTTTTTACGCCTAAAAGTCGAGGTCAGCATGAGCTTCAGAGGAAAGGTTTGGTTTTGGATGTTGGTTTCATGCGCCCTCTTCTGGTGTGGCTTGGTTATTGGATTGATGAGGGTTATGTGATGAGTGAATGGATTAAGTGCGAAGAACAACTCCCTCAGCAAAATGAAGAAGTCCTTGTTTTCGGCGAGTCATGGGGAACGGTGGTCGCATTCATTAACCATCACGGGAATTGGGATGACGGTGATTTTCATGCCGACATTAGCGGAATCACCCACTGGATGCTCCTGCCAGAACCTCCTGCTGACTGACCATCACAAAGCTCATTTCACAGTGGGCCTGATGATGTTTAGAGAAGCCTCGACACCATTTAGGCCGCCATTGCGCGGCCATTTTTTTACCCATCGCTAAGCCAATTTCCGAGTTGGTTCAGCAATGAATACCTATCAATCAACAGGAAAACGCCAATGGCAAAAGCTATCGGCGGCGCTATTGGCGTCGCAAAAACACTGCTTGACCGCATCCATCAATATCTAATCGCTGGCGCTAAGCCAAATCGTGAGGCATTCGCATGACAAATCTGCAGCATGTTATCAGCTTACTCGCCCGCGAGTCAGTGAGACTCGGCGACGAAAAACTGTTTCAGGTTTCTAACCATCTTTTCTATCGGGGGATGAAATGAACATCGAAATCACCTGCTCACGGTTAAGCACCATGCCACCGCAGCGAATCGGTGAGTATCGCGTCAACATCATCAACGCCACCATCAACGCGCCTGACGAAGCCGCACAACGCGAAATGCTCTCCCTGGTCGATGAGTCAGTCTTGCGCCAGTGGATGGCTGAGAACGGCCTCACGCTCGTTGAAGCTAAGGCGGTGGCATGAACACCGACTACATGTTCAACGCCGTGCTGGACGAGGCTGAGCGCGTCACCAGCGGGGAAATCAACTACAGCGAAAGCTGGATAAGCAAATTGGACGGAGATTATGACCAAGGCATTCTACGCGAAGCTGGCGCATATTCAGTTGCACCTCAACGCACCGAAGAATCAATACAATTCGTTCGGTAACTACAAATACCGCAGTTGCGAGGACATCCTGGAGGGCGTTAAGCCGCTGCTTGGTGATCTCTTTCTCTCCATTAGCGATGAGATAGTTCAGATCGGCGACCGATTCTATGTGAAAGCGACGGCAACAATCACAGATGGTGAGCATACCCATTCTGCTTCCGCAATGGCCCGTGAAGCCCTTACAAAGAAAGGCATGGATGATGCTCAGGTAACTGGAGCAACAAGCTCATACGCCCGCAAATACTGCCTAAACGGCTTATTCGGCATTGACGACGCGAAGGATGCAGACACTGACGAGCACCGAAAGCAAGAGGATGCCGCTAAACCCGAGCAGAAAAAGCACACGCCGCAGCAACTGCTGGAGAGATTCACAGCCTCAGCGCCGAATCTTGATATTGCCGGGCTTGAGGAGGCATTCGAGTGGACGAAGAAAAGGCTTGCAGGAAACAATGATCTTCTTAGCAAAGCCACTGAGGTCTACAACATCCAAAAAACTGACTTGGAGTTACCAATTTAATGCACAGCATCACTGTACGGCTAAACAAATCCGCCAGAGAGTTTCAAGCTGGAGATAGCATCGGCTTTAACATCCGCGCGGGCGTTCAGTACTACGACCGGCAGAAAAAGCAGAAGGAATGGACGAATTACAGCGCTACTGTATTTGCTAAGCCGGGCCCGCAAGCTGATTACTATCGTAACGTTCTGGTTGATGGATCAGTAGTTGAAATCAGCGGTGACACTATCCGCGTTGATGTGTACGACGGGCAAAACGGACAAGCCATCACGCTTGAGCTTCAAAATGCCCGCATTGGTTCTGCTTACCCTGGTGACAAGCAAGGTAAGCCGCAAAAAAACTCCGGTCAGCACTCGAGTCAGCAAAGCAATCAATCAAGCTGGGATGACGAACCGCCATTCTGAGCAACCTACAAAGCCGCAGGTAATCAATCATGAAGGAACAATACGCAAACATTGTTGCGGGGTGCCTAGCGGCTTTCGATTGCCTAAAGCGAGGTGAGCCGCACGAACGCGCTAACAAAATGATGACCAAGACAGCCGCGAAAAACGCGGCTTTTTTATTGCCTGAACGTCATCCTGCCAGTGAGAAAACGAAGATGGATAAAAACACCAAACCCATATCGGTAGTTCGCATCGTCGGAAGCTGCTGGGAGTTTCCAGACGGCCAAAGAATTCCTGATTTTCTTAAGGCTGACCAAAAGGCAAAGCAACTCGGAATGGTGCTTGAGCGTCGGCAGAAATGGCGCTTTAGCGAAACTGAATAGGAAGCATCATGTTTGGACTATTTCTTCTCATCTGCGCAAGCGGTGCGGATATCTGCAGCTATCAATCTGCTGGCTACATCTACCCGGATTACCAGAACTGTACTGCTGACATCGCCGCGCAAAAACTCCCCTCTTCTTACGAATGCCTGCCAGTTGATGCTGTGGTGCGGGCTAAGGATGACCTATGACCGAAGTATTGACCTATGAAGCACTGAAGGCTGAGCGCGATGCGCAGCAGAAACGAGCCGATGCGCTGGCTGTGGAGAATGCGGAGCGCGGCGAAATCATTGAACGCCTGATCGGAATCTTCTCTGCATCCGGTTATCACGCTGTGCAGAACTCACATGACCCATGCAGCTCGCTGTTGTTCGATGCATTCCAAGCCATAAGACAACCAGCCACCTCCGCAGCACTTGCAGCTATCCAGGCGCAGGGAGTGGAGAAGGCCATCGAACGCCTGATGAATATGTTTGCAAGCACTGGGCATATTGGCATTCCTGTCATGGCTCTTGAAGGTTTGGCTAAAGAGCTGCGGGAGGCCAAATGAAAGAGCGCCCAGTGATGCAGCAACAAGTCAAATACCCCGGCGACTTTGACAGCTTGGAAATCCGTAAGCTGCTAGATGGCCTTGTATCTGCGCATATCTCTGCCGCTATTGCCGGTGAAAAGATGAAGTCCGCCGACCGCAATCGCGACCTGGCAACCATCAAGGAAAGCATCGTGAGTGCCGCACACCTGGTTCGCTCGATTATCGAAGAGCGAGAGGGTGTATGGCTGAACGGGATTAACACCGCCGATGATTTCCTCAAGGAGTCCCAGCATGGCTAAGCGCGATGACCTCTTTAAGGTTGGCGAAGTGTGGCAGTCCCCTCGCGGGACTCTCTACAAAGTAATGGCTGTTGATGGAAATCAGGCAACTCTTCGCCTCGGTTCGCTTGGCGATGGACGAATCGTTCGTCGCTGGGTTTATCAAAACTACGGATGGAAGTTATGGGCAGAGGCCCAGGAGAAAGCACAATGAAAAACAATATCGTAATTACAGGTCGTGCATTCGTTGAATTTCGCCGAGTAATCAGCGGGCTCGATAACGCGGAAACCAGAGAGATTATCAACAGCCACGATTTGGCAGCTCAACAGGTCGATCTTGAGCATTGCCATACCATTGTGGAAATCAAATACATTGACATTGAGGTAAATCCGCAATGACTAATTTGAGCGAACTGAGCAAGCCGGTGGCGTGGAAACTACATCACCACGATCGTTACTACTTCGAAGAGAACGCGGATGTAGTGGCTATCGCAGAAAGCATGGCGCAGGCAAAAGGCGATGCGGTCTACTCGCAAGAGTACGTCTCCGCCCTGCTGGCAGAAAGAGATGCATTTGAAGCTTCAGCGCTGGCTCTGCGGGATGAATGGAGGGCGTCAAAGAAAAGCAACGCATTCCTCAAAGAGCAGTTGGCTAAATTGGCAAACTTCAATCCCGATTGGGACATGCTTGAAGCGTGCAGAGAAAGCTGGCGTGAAGTGACTGATGCACTTAAAGAAGCAGAGGCCAAGCTGGCTACGCCGGTGCGGTTGCCGAACAAGAACGATGCCGAGTTTTGGTTTGGCAGCACTTTCCAGGTGGCGAAGTTCGACCGTGCAGTTGAGCGAGCCATTAGCGCAGCAGGCTTCAAGTTTGTGGGGGATGAGTAGGATGACTGAATTAATCAAGCCAACAAAGAAAGGTCTGCACGATGGTGCTGTTGAATATCTGACGTCTGACGATTGCCGATTTTTGGTTATGCGCGGCGACTATACCGAAGCCGATATTATCCAGGCAGCGGTAAATCAAGACCAAATCGATAGCGACATTGCTGAGACTTGGGCGCGTGCCGCTCGATATTACCAATCCTGGTACAAGGTAAGCCCGACTGGCGGCCAGGATGGTTACGGTAGTTGGCACTACCCACGCGATACGCCGTGCCGCGGTGCCTATTTCGCATCAACATTGTGCTGGGACTGAGGGAGGATGCATGACACTAACGACTGAGCGCGAAGAATTCGAAAAATGGGCTGAGCAGGCATGTGGATTACCGTGGGGATTCCTTGCCAAGCGCCGGGGGAAAAGCGGGGAATATGCCGATCAATCATATGAAAACATGTGGGGAGCATGGCTCGCTTCCCGCGAACTCCTGGCTAACCGGGAGGCGCAGCCGGTGTATCAGTACCGCATGCGAAACCCGTACAACGGCCAGGTGACGGACTGGGAAACCATCAAGCCTGAACAGGTGGACTTCATATTGAAGGAAACCATTGCGGCCAACGTAGAGTTTCGAATCATTGCCGCCCCGCCAGCGCCAGCAGTGCCAAGCGAAATTATGAACTGTCTGGCATTTTTCGCCAGTGTAATTAAGAGCGGTGAGTCGTGGACGGAAACCTGTCAACAAGATTATGACGTTGCGCGTCGCGCCGCAATGCTGGCAGCAGTGCCGGAGGGTGGGAATGGCTAGCCCAAGACGGGGATATCTTACTCAACGCTAAATGCAACCTCACCATTGAAATAAATCCCCGCCTTGGACGCAGGAATTTACAACAAGCTAACGGCTAGTGCAATTATGAAAGAGATTATCCGCGGTGACACTGAGCCTGTTCACGTGTTTGCTGCTCACAAAGCAATTGATGAGCATCTTCACAAATACGGCTCAGGCAACAAATATCACCCCATCGTCTACAGCATCAAATACCGCAATAAAACCTACCAAGTCGAAGTCGTCACACGCAACACAACCATCGCAGCCACGGTAATAACTGGCGTTCGCAATCTGTCTAAAATTCACTATGAGGGCGCGGCATGACATGGACTCCGCAAAGAAAAACCTTCTCCGCAGTACAGCCAGAGAGCTTTTAAGAGATTTCGACTCTCCATCCAATAATTTAACCCTCCGTCAGCTACTCGATAAACACGCAGTGAAGATAGCCCCATATTGGCCGAAGTCTCCGCAGGTTTGGCTACGCCTTTGCTGTGAGGTTCATCGGGTGCGGGAGGGGAAGTAGTGAGGTAACCATGGCCGACACCCGCGCAGCCTCGGACGAGGCCAAACTAATGAAGGTCAAAGAGTACGCAGCCAGAATCCAAGTATCCCACCACACGATATACCGAAACCCCGCGAAATTTCACATGTTCAAAGTCGGCGGGTCGTGGAGGGCCAACAAAGAAAGCATAGAAAAATTCTCGCAGACCAATAACAATGTCTTCCGACTGGCTGTGGTCGGCAGCAAGGAGTCAAAACGATGCCGATCTTCAAGAGGGGTAAAAAATACTGGATTGATATCTCCGCGCCAGACGGAACGAGAATTAGACGCTCTGCTGGCACCGAGGAAAAGGCAAAGGCCCAGCAACTGCACGACAAGTTAAAGCATGAGCTATGGGCCGTAGCCAACTTGGATAAGCGTCCGGAGAGACTGTTCGAAGATATGGTCGTCTTGGCGCTGAGAGATGCCGAAGGGCAATCAAGTTATCAGAACAAGCAGATTTACGCGCGATACTGGCTTGGCATCTTCGGCGGTAGGGTAGTGTCATCCATCACCGGGGAGGAGATAGTAGATAACCTGCCGACTCATAACCTGGCCACCAGAAATCGCCTGGCTAACGCCACAAAAAACCGATACCGATCATTCATCATGCGAGGATTCTCACTCGCCGATAAAAGTGGGTGGCTTGATAGACAACCTTACGCGCAGTCGTTGAGAGAGCCAACGGTTAGAGTTCGGTGGATAGAAAAGAGCGAAGCAAAGTCGCTGATCGCAAATTTACACCATCAATGGATGAAGTGGGTGTGTTCGTTTGCTTTACTGACTGGTGCTCGTCTGGGGGAGATTTTGTCGCTGAAATGGAAGGACGTTGATCTGGGTCGCAGGGTGGCCGTTGTTACAGCCGAAAACGCAAAATCAGGGAAAGCTCGACCGCTGCCGCTTAATGATGACGCGGTGGCGGTGATGAGGGAAATCCCGTTCGACAATGAGTATGTGTTCTCGGCTGACGGCGAAAAAGAAGGGTACATAAACAGGACGGATTTTGAACGCGCACTCTTGCTATCTGGTATCACAGATTTTCGCTTTCACGATCTCCGCCACACATGGGCAAGCTGGCACGTTCAGAACGGAACCCCGTTGATGGTGCTAAAAGAACTGGGGGGATGGGAGAAGCTGGAGATGGTCAATAAATACGCTCACCTGAGCGGTGAGCATTTGAGCAAGTTCAGCGGCATTGTCACGTTTTTGGCACAGGACACCGAAAAAACAAATGACGCCGCTAGAATTTCTCTTGTAATTTAATGTTTTTACAACGAAACAAACACACACCCTAGCCCATGTTGTCGCATAGACATCAGAGAAACAGTCTGATGTCGTTGAAACGGGGCCGCGCCGTGGGCGCAGCCCGGGAAATTAACCGCCGACGGACTCGTTTTCCGCCTGCGGATTACGGCTGATGAACATCGCATCGCCGTAGCTGAAAAAGCGATACTGCTCGGCCACCGCCTGCTGATAGGCGTTCATGGTATTTTTGTGGCCGGCGAAAGCCGACACCAGCATGATCAGGGTGGACTCCGGCAGGTGGAAGTTGGTCACCAGCGCGTCGATCACCTGATAGTGGTAACCCGGATAGATAAAGATGCTGGTGTCGCCGAAGAACGGCGCAATCAGCGCCTCTTTGCTGGCCGCCGCGGCGCTTTCCAGCGAACGCACCGAGGTGGTGCCCACCGCCACCACGCGCTTGCCGCGCGCTTTGCAGGCCAGCACCGCATCTACCACCTCCTGCGGCACTTCGGCGTATTCGGCGTGCATCACGTGATCTTCGATGGTTTCCACGCGCACCGGCTGGAAGGTGCCGGCGCCGACGTGCAGCGTCACGAACGCCATTTCCACGCCCTTGGCGCGCAACGCCGCCAGCAGCGGTTCGTCGAAGTGCAGGCCGGCGGTCGGTGCGGCGACCGCGCCCGGCTTCTCGCTGTAGACCGTCTGATACAGCTCGCGGTCGGCGTCCTCATCCGGGCGAGCGATATAAGGCGGCAGCGGCATATGGCCGGCCGCGTTGAGAATGGTGAAGACATCGCGTTCGTCGTTGAAGCGCAGCTCGAACAGCGTCTCGTGGCGCGCCACCATGGTGGCGGCGATGCTCTCGTCATCACCCAGCAGCAGCTCGGCGCCCGGCTTGGGCGCTTTCGACGCGCGCACGTGCGCCAGCACGCGATGGTCGTCCAGCACGCGCTCCACCAGCACTTCAATCTTGCCGCCGCTGACCTTGCGGCCGAACATGCGCGCCGGGATCACGCGGGTATTATTGAACACCAGCAGGTCGCCGGCTTCCAGCTTGTCCAGCAGATCGGTGAATACGCCGTGCGTCAGCGCCCCGCTCGGCCCGTCCAGCTGCAGCAGGCGGCATGCGCTGCGCTCGGCCTGGGGATAGTGGGCAATCAGGGATTCGGGAAGTTCAAACGAAAAATCAGCGACGCGCATGGGTATTCACTTCTTCAATTTAAGGCTGGTTGGTAAAAAACAGGCGGCCTAGTCTAAAGCCGGGGGCGGTCAGCGGCAAGAAATAAGGAGGATTTGCCTGACTTCGGGTATAGTTGAGGGATGAATTTTCTCGCTCATCTTCACCTGGCC